GCGCATTCTGATTTGCTTTATTGTTAGCTGAGCTTGCTGTATTTGTCACGTTCTGAATAGATACGTCCTGCTGTGCGTTTTTTGTTTTTAAACTAGCGATATCTTCACTGGTAGCTGTCACAGAGTCATTTAAAATCTTAACGTCTTTCGATGCTTTATCTGCTACAGCCTGAGCTGCACCGGCAGCGCTCGTTGCATTGCTTGCGGAATCCGCGTTCACTTTCATCTGATTGTCGATTTTCAACATATCTCCGTTGTAGTCACCAAGGTAAGTAGGTTTGTCTGTTCCGATATACTGTGACAATTTATAGTTTGTTGTTTTGTTTGTGCTACTCATAATAATCTCTCCTTACATTAATATATCTTTTGCTGTGTTATCAAACGTGTACGCCGTCATGTTGTAATTTACAAAGGAATTACACGTTAGTGATTTTATGGAATCAAACTCGTTAACTGTAATTGGCGCGTTGGTGTGTAATTCAGCCAACTGATAAATCACATCTTGATAGAATACGTATTCACCTGTTAACGGTGAGAACATGTATAACTGACTTGACGGAATTAATTTGCACCCGGCGTATAAATCAAAGTCGTGAGCTGTTATGCTTAGGCGTTCAAAACTGTTACAAGTTAACGCCAACCCGTCAAATTCATCACAAGTTATCCCACAATATCTCGCCGAGTCATAAATGTCACCAAGGATTTTACATATACTGTCATATTGACCTGTGACCGGATTGTAACACTGTATATTGTTACAAGCATATTTGTCTATATAGTCAATCAACCTGTCAATCTGTTGATTGATGTATACATATGTTTCACTGTTTAGACGGTACACGGTTTGTGTCAACTCTGTCAATGAATTCGAAATATCATTTATTTTCTTGTTTATTGATAGTTCGAGTTTTGTTATTTTTTCGTTGTAATCAGATTCAACAATAGTTATTTTTTCGTCAACATACTCTTTAAAGTCAGCAACTTGTGTGTCTACATACTCTTCAAGGGAACGTATTTCACTTTCAAGTGTTGCTTTTAGTTTAGCAATTTGTGTGTCCGTGTAATCTTTGTATGCATTCGTATAGTCATTGATAGCTGAAATACATTCATTTATCTTTTTTTCAAGATAACACAGAACTTCATAGTATGACTGTTTGTTATTATAAACTGATGGTAGATTACAACAACTTAACTTGATTAATGGTGTTATTTCCATTTTTATATCACCTCACTTTTTTTTCACCACACTTGCATAAATAGTTTCCTACATCGTTTCAATAGTGTTGTGTTGATTAAATACACACCCTCAGAAATTGCTTTAAAATATTTTTCACTATTGCGTGTGTCTGTTTCATTTTCAGAGAGTGTCCTGATTGTGTTTCCTACACGGTTGCTATCACTTTGACCGGAAGAATTTGTTGTTGTATTTGTGGTGTTGTTTGTGGTCGCTTCGTCTCTATCCATTTCAGATGCATAGTCATTTGTACTAATTGTGACCTGTGGGTTGTCTGAATGAATAGACTGCGAGTTCTGTTTCTGATTTGAAGTGTCTGCAGATACTGCATCTTGCTTCACATCTGTGTTACTTGTCTCTGTGTCGTTTATGTTTTCATTGTGTTTCACCACCCTTCCTCCCGCAACGTTAGGCATATCGCCAAGCAATCTATATTTTTGTTTCATTTCTTCCATGTTTTCATACATTAGACCTTTAAAAAATTGCTTATGCATCCCCAACGTTTCTTGTCCTATTTCATTGTTCAAATACCTTGTTAAGTATGCGGTCATAAACTCGGATTTTCCGTCACCTGTGTTGTTATACCACGGAAATGAGAAGTCAAAAAAGGCGTTCACACCTTGTTCAACTAGTTCATCCGGGGTCAGACTTTCAGAGTTTGGTACAATGTTTTGTAGTATATTATATATAGTTGTGGTATACTTACTCAATATCATCACCCTTTCTGTCAATGTTTGGCGTAAACTGACCCGGGGCATTTACCGGCGTTGGTAGATTCGATCTAAATTCCACTTTCGCGTTCCATCCGAATAATTTGTTGCAAGCGTTAACTGCGCGTTCTCTCAGCGCAAGTGCTAGATTTCGATTACCCTCTGTGTGACCGTTGTTCCCCGCAACTTCATCGGATATCAGTCTTTCTCTTTTTTCTGAGGGGTTCGATTCATAACCAAGATCAGTTAGTACACGACCCCACAACACTGTGAGTTCATCTTCCAACTTGTCAATAATATAAGGCGCGCCTAATGTGATAGATTGTAAATTCTTAATGTTAATTGTGTCGCTAATTTTAATGACCGGAACATAGTTGCAGTATTCGTCACCGAGTACCTGATAGCTTAGTTTTTCGTCATCGGATGAAGCAATCGCAACAGGTGTACGTTGACTAAACATGTTAATGTCACGTGTACGCCACACATCTGCCATAGTTTTTGCGTACAGACAAGCCGTATAATAATATGGAAATGCGGTCGCTGAATCCCACATGATTACAGAGTTATCTTTTCCGTATTCTTTCATGTAACCATTGTTAGCATACGCCCATCTATCCTGCGGCACGTTGTATATATCATACATTCCTGACAGGTTCACTTTCATGAACGCGAAAGCATCAGCAATATCGTCATAGATGAATGACCCCAAACCATGAAAAAACATGACTCTTTCAATAAAGAATGGCTCAATTGATTCAGGTAATCCTGTGTATTTGAACCGATTAATGAACAAGTTCATGATAGTGTTAAAAAAGTAGAATTCAGTGATGTCTCGCTCGTTACACGGTTGATTTGTGTTCTTTTCGTATACCCGGTAAGGGTTTTTCACTGTACCCATAATATCACCTCTTTTCTAATTGTTTGGCAGTGAATAGTTTCCGATATCATCTGTATGCCACAGTGTAACACCACGGTTGAAAATAGATCTAATCTGTTGTAACTGCGCCAAGTCAACCGCACCCGTGAAACCACACCCGGCTGTTTTTACGTAATTCCATGTTGATCGACTGTGTATGCTTGGTGTTGCGACTCTATTGATTGGATAGCCGTACATATCAAAGAATGAGTCAATCACCCTTGCAAATTCTTCCTGACACGACATAACGTAGAAACTGAATCCAGTTAAAGAGCACGCAACGTTCACATTCTCAGAAAGTGATTTACCGTGGACAGATGCCGGAACGACAGATTTATCTCTAATTTGTGCCAATAATGACATAGTGCCCTGTATTGCACTAGCAGAACCTGACGCAACTTGAGTTCCGCCAACAGCTCCACCTGTGGCTATTGCGGTTATTGCACCAACAGGTGCTTGCAATGAGTCAGCTACAATAGACGTAGCTTGAACAGCCAGTGCGCCCTTATTCTGAGCAACCCACGCTTTGAATGTGTCAGACTGGAAAGCACAATGTGGAAATCCTGATATCACTAATGACTCAGAAAATAAACGGTTCACACCTTTATAGTTTGACGGAGACACTAACACCTGCGGTAAGGTACACATTGCACCAACTATTTCAAAGTCAATACTGTGATCGGCATTGTTCGATAATTCAAACTTATAGACATTTGCCTGACCCTCGTTATTATCCACCATAGCGTAACAAAATGGGTAGCTATATAACTTGTTGTTGCGTGGAATATAACCACCGAAAATATCACCTTTGTTTAACGGTAACTTGAACTTTACCCGGTTTGAGTCATCATCCTTTATCGCGTTAATGCATATTTGAGGAGCCATGAATATAGCCATAATATCGTCAACAATACCCTCTTCCGTGTATTGTTTGATTAGGTTGTTTACGGTTTCCACGTCTTTGACACTGTAATGACCCAACGATCCTGTTCGATATATTCCGTTAACTACTGAACCGTCAAAAGGTTCACCTGTTGTCCCCTCTGAAACATAGACACATATGTCCATATTGTACAACGGATATAGATAGGAATTTGCCACTACCGACTCTCCTGTTTCAAGATTTACGGGGATCTGATTTCCCCCGATTCTGTCCTGACTTTTTGGAATATGTTGCCATTCGATAAAGCACGGCTTTACTTTCAACTTATACCAGTTACATTGAAAAACATCCAGTTCAAATATGATTCTAGTTGTACGCTCTGATCTCCACTCTATTGATGTAATGAAGCAGAATACCCATTCATCATGTAACCCATAGTTGTTGAACGCTAAATAGTTGAGATCAAGCGCAGACATTTCGGTGAATGGTACTTTCACGTCAAGTGACCCAACTCGAATCGGTGACATTTCATCTAACTCACTGGAGAGGTTAACTCTCCAGTTTTCAAGATGATTTAACAAGTCCTGTGTTGAGTTGTATAATCTGACGTGATTATACGAGTTATCCCATGGAACACCTGTATATAGTCTTAGTTGTGTTTGTGGTGCACGTGGCACAACATTCGCCTGTATGGGCATTGGAATCATGTTATTACCCCCTATAAATTTCTTACCTTTTTTCTGACCTTTTTGTAACGCCGTTTCTATTTGTTAACACAACATCAAGAATTGCCCGCTTTGGTAAAATTTACATTTGTTTTTACAGTTTCATCCGGTCTGTAAACAATTTCAACCACAAGAGTTGAAGCTGTTTCATCCGAGCCGACATACAACTGATTTGTTCCCGGTAGAATGTATGTGTCTTTTGACGTTGCACCGGATACACTGTAGGTAAGAAGTTTCTGATGGTATTCACCTGTTCCACCTGTCACGTTTGCCTGAATATCGGTCACTGTACCCGGTGTGTATGTTCCCTCTGTCGCGGAAATATTTAACGACTCTGTAGCTACCGGATCTGTGGTGAACACTCTGATCGGGTAGAACGGTGACGCACTAATCATTTCCACCATAGTGTAGAAATAATTCCATGCCAACACATTGGCAAGTCTCTGGTCGCTCATTTCACGGAACTGATCTCTTACATTGAAAAATCTAATATCCATTAATACACCCTGAATCGCTGAGTTCGCGAACTTGTCAACAATTACGGTTCTAACATCCACCTGTGTTTTGTCAAGATGGAACGCATAAGCCAGTGCGTCAACACTAATCTGAGCGTTAACTTTCGGTGTTGTAATGAAGATGAGACTGTACGGTTCAGATGTGGAAGTCGCACCCGCGATGTTGTTCGCCGGGTTAGGGAATTTAAATTCATACACTGCGGATTTCACCTCTGAAAGAATTCTCTTAGCAGACGCTTCATCCACAACAGCCGGAACAGTAACAGCCGGTAAAATCTGTTGTTCATATCCAGTGTCAATCATGTTTTTCATAGCGTTGTATTCATCCCAGTTCGCTCCGGACACGGCTGACTGCATTTTCATTCCCATCATGTCGCGGATTCCGTATTCTGTCAAAAATGCTGACCGTAAGTTATCGAATGTTACTGTAACTGGGTACTGCATATTTAGATTGACCTTGTGGAACACGGTCATAATATACGACTGATACTGCTGAAATGCAGACTCGTAGGATTCACGCGGGTCGTACAATTTCCCTTTGCACATATTGACGAATGTTTCTTCGTGCGTCATACCATAACGCATAGGGTCTTTTTTATACATAGCAAGAGGATTTTTCCAAGCTGTTGAGTCCACAGTCTGTAAACCGATCCTCTCAAGTAGAGATGGAATAATCTGATTTTTACCCTGTGAATAACTCATCATATCTGTGAAAATCTCAGACAAATTGCTCTGAGTCACCACAGGCAGTCTGTTTTCAAGCTCATACTCTGACCTCATTGCATTTAAAATTGCTACATTACTTGCTTTTGTTGCCATGTTTAGTCTCTCCTTTCATTACTCTGTTTCCCCGGAAAAGTCCAAGTCATCCAGTTTCGGTACAGGTTCAGGTGTAAGTGGTTTCTCGATCGGTTTTTTCAATGCTCCACTATTCTGTGTCATGATTTCCTCTTTGAACCGTGTTTTATACTTTTCAGCAAGATCATTATATTTTGCTTTCCAAGTGGTTTCATCCTCTGTTGGTGTTCTTAAGACTGCGAGTGGTTCGTCAAATTCCTCTACATCGTTAAGTGCATCAACAATCATTGCTAAAGCTTCTTCTCTTGTCATACTCTATTAGCTCCTTTCCATATTGGCATTACTGTATAACCACAATTTTGAATTTCGTTTTTCTTTTCGGGTGTGGGTTGTTTGGGTTAAAAGTTTTTAAATATTCGTACCACTTTCTTGCGGCTTTTCGCCGTTCTTCCTCAAACCTCGACTCCGGCACGTTCGAAATTTTTTAGGAACACACTCGCAAGATACTCAGGTTCATCTGCAGCTTTTTTAAATTCCAACCAAGACATTTTATATTGAGAGGTTGGAATCCACTGACCGGATGATTCTGTCTGAGTATCCAACCACAAACACTGCCCATCACCGTCATCAATCTCGAACCCCTGACTTTTCGCCCAGTTTGTATAGTTTGTTGCGGGTGTCCACTGAGCGAGTCCGAAACCTAGACTGTAATTTCCCTGATCTAAGTTTTGCCACAATCCCGGGTTGATATTGGATTCTTGCTCAAAGTTGCCAAGCATACCCGCAACAGCGTTTAAAGTAAAACCATAACCCCACATGATAGAATAAAATAGATAAGCATTGTTCTGCATTTCTTCCTCTGTGAGATAGTTATTTTTTGCAATCCATTTAAGCTTTGTGGCTTTTCCTAATCTATAGAGGTCGGTGTAGTAATCAACCCCGGTCACAAAGTTATTTATGGAAACCTGTTGCGCAAGCGGAACATTCGCTGTGTGTGCACCCATTGTAAAGCCACCATTGTCCGCGGGTTCATAACACATTTCTGTATGTTGACGTGTTGCGTTGCGAACAACTAGAATGTCACCCGCTTGCCACGGAACAGCGTCTGTTTTGTAATGTTGTGCACCAAGGTCTAGCAAATACTGTCCCATGGTGTAAGTCGTGAACCATGGATTTTCTTGAAAATACCCGGCTTGCGTTAATGCCTGTGATATTAATGAAGAGCAATCATAATACGTGATCCCGTTTACATTCTGTCCACGCCGATATTTTTGAGAATACCCAATGTTGGGTGCATTACACGCGTTAATCATCCATGTGTATGCTGTGTTAATAGATGGCATATCACCACAACCTTATACTTTGACCCGGATAGATCAGATTCGGATTCTTGATTCCATTCAGGTTAGCGAGCGTCTGATAACTCGTATTATACCGTGATGCAATGTCAGACAATGTATCACCTGACCGCACTGTGTAATACTGTGAAACATTTGATGATTGTGAACCTGACGCAATCGCCAATACCTGACCTGGATAGATGGTATACGGTGAATGAATCCCGTTTCTAGTTGCAATATCAATCCACGAAACACCAAGTCTTTTTCCAATGGAAGTTAGACAGTCACCGCTTTTTACTGTGTACGTTGTGGCACTTTCCGTGTTCGTGTTTGATGAATACGCGCCGGAAATTGTAAGAACCTGTCCCGGGTAAATCAAGTTCGGGTTCGCGATACCGTTCAGTTCAGCAAGATATTTGTATGTTGTGTTGTATCGTTGTGCAATACGTGACAACGTGTCACCTGATCGCACTGTGTAATACACAACACGATCTTCTGCTTTGTGATTTGGCTCAGACGGATTATAGTTATCTGACGCAACACAACCCGCTAATATATCCCAATCTGCGCTATCGCCGTAAAACACATCTAAGTCCAAGTTACCCGTCCAACCATTCAACCGACCGGATGATGTATACTGGAATAGTGGTGTCTTGCCTGAGAACTCACCAAGGTCATAATGTAATGGTGGGTTGTCTATGAAGCCATAGATTGTGTTATAACCCGCATAATACCCCGCATTCCATAGAGAATAATTCTTTGCCACTTCCGACCAGTCATATCTGTGAACCGCACTGTTTGACATATAGATCACGGGTTTCACACCTGTCATGTTATAGACAGCGTCTAGCCAGTCTTTCGCCCAACCGACACCTTGATCGACCGCGGATGATTCATAATCCAACACCAATACAGATTGACCAATATAACCGGAAATGTGATTAACGAAATATTTCGCCTGTGCGATCGCATCACCTTTCCTTGCGAAATGATATACACCTGTCTTTTTTCCGCTTTCTTTTGCATCTTGATATACTCTGTCGCAATCCGGGTTAACATAGCCTGTACCCTCTGTTGCTTTTGCGATTACGAACTCAACATCATGCATCTGTGTTACGTCAATTCCATGTTGCCAGTTAGACACGTCTATACCGTTCATATTTGCACTAGCTGTGACTGGTAGTGATACAACAAGCATAACAGAGAGGGATAATGCAATCAGACCCTTACTTTTTTTCATTCACATTCACCCCACTGTCTAGCTTATCGCACAGTTTCTGTAATACAACGGTGTTGTTATTTAATGCGTACGACATTGTGTTCATTTCTTCTGCGTGTGAATCTGACAGCTGTTTAAGCTGTTCAGAATCCTTATCATGTGTGTATTTCTGATAATACATTAACACACCACAACACACAATCGGAAACCCGACCGTAGCAACGGCGTTAATCACAGCGTTAATAGTTTCCATGTTTTTCACTCCTTTCTGTGCAATGTTTCACGTGAAACATGAATCAAGATATTTCACGTGAAACATGAATCAAGATGAACGTTAAACAATTAAGTAATCACTTAATCGTTAATCACATTATAGCAAAATAAAATAGCGGCGTCAACAGTAAATTTGTTGAAACCGCTATTTTTATGTGCCCGTAACCTATAAGATAAATCAGAGGGTGCGTTACTCCACCCGCCCCGGTTGACTACTTGCCCATTAACGCGTCCGAGCGCGGTCAGTGATTCTACTCAAATAGGGGAGCAATATTATAATAGCACAATTTATTACCTATGTCAACCTATAAAAAAGATAGCATATCGAACATCATATTTTTGCAAGCGAGGTTTTCGAAACGCATGAAACCGCGGTGAAAATAATTCCGTAACGCTATAATAATGTAGTTACTGCTGTTAACCATCACAGCGCGATCGTCAACAACGTCTGTGTAGTTGAAACAGACCCGGCGTGGGTATGTTTCGTCTGCCCCCTCTGACACGTAAATGTAACCGCAACTGTTGTATCTTCTGACATTGTACCACATTCCATTGTAGCGTATCGAAAGCATATACTCAGACGCACCACTAGGTCTAGCTATTAAAGCGTCATTATCATTCAAATAGACGTTCTGTGCCGCGTGCGAAAAGTATTTTGACCCAGAGAACGCACGGTTAAAAGCTGAACTCTCAAAAGCTTTACTGGCGCTCTCGTTATATGTTCGCTCGTATACCCAACCGTCACCACGTAATATTTTTGTATCACGTTTTAGCATTTTATTGATACCCAATGCTTGATAATATGGATTGAGTATTGATACGGCGTTACTTGCCATATATAGCGGAACACGCCGTGTCTGCTCTCCATCACCTCGTGCGATAGAAGTGTGTATAGACATCAACTTATCTATTTCGTTTGGCAGATAATTGTTAGACTCGTCTTGGTATTCGTCAAAAAATCCATGTGCCACTTGCACGAATATGGACGACATTCTCTTAATTTTCCCTGACAATGACAGCGGTAAGCACCACCCACATGGCTTATCATCTAGCAGTAATTGTACTACTGCACCGTCAAACAATTTCTTTTCGGTCATGACATGCCCGTTGTAAAACAATCTTCGAATGTCAGTGAAAAATGAATCGGACATGGACTGCATATCTGTTTTGTAACGATAGATAAGATAGAACTGGTTAACGTCTGTTTTTTCTTTCAAAAACGTATCTATTAGCCTACGCTTAAACGAGACCGTTTTTCCCGCTGTTCGGTTTCCGTCTGCAATGTATATATCGGGGTTTTTTCCGTTACGATCTTTTAATGTCAACAAATAATCACAGTTATAATATTTTCCCATGTGTAAACACCTCACAATGAAAGGACGGTTTCCCGTCCTTTCTGTTTAGTCGTCATATCTAGTTACAATGAGGTTTGTGCCGTTACCCTTTGCCAACTTAATGCTTTCAAATTTTACGCTGATCTTCTTTTCTTCAACATCGTTACTGTCTCCAACGATTGCGGCCAGGTTTCTTAATCTACCCTCAACAACTTTTGACGCACCACTAAAAAGCTGTCCATTCACTTTTACAACGGAAATCGGAACTTTTTCAGTATCCACGATTCCAAAACCCTCAAGTACACCCTCTACTTGCTGTTCAACTGCTTCAACAAATCCAAGTCCTGAACCTACGTTCGCCATATCCATTTTTGTGATATTATATAACATGCTTATTTACCTCTCTTTCTTGAAGCGTTAATTTTTGCAACATCTTCCTCTGTGAGAATTACATGTTCTTTCACTGTTGAGTGCTCAGCGAAATCAGAATCGCTCATCACACGCTTATCCAGATAGAACACACATTCTAAAACATTCACAATTCCATTTTTGAACATTTTACCCAACGCGATTTCTGCCTTTTCTTTTGAGGTACACTTCTCAACATTTACCTCTACTTCTCTTGAGTGGATTCCCTGATCTGTTTTTTTCAACGACCTCAGCTTTAACTTTTGCTGTAATAATTGTTCTTGTAATCATATCCTAAATCCCCTTTCTTTTTTTAACATTCACCTTGATTACAATAATGATTGTACACCGGATTCACTTTTTTGTCAATACTTTTTTGTATTTTAAATGTTTTATTTTTTAACAATATACCACCTCTGATTCTTACACCCTTTAAGTTAGCATCCTCAAGTTGCAAGTTTTCACGTAGCGCGGACACTGGTAATCCGCGGTCAATAAACTCCTGTTTCGCTTGTTTCGTCATGCCTGACGCTTTTAAGTTCAAATAAGGCTTGCACTCCTTACCGTCCTCTGCTATAACGTGTTCTGCATATGTTTTTTGACGCTCGTAATACGCGAAATCGAAATCACATTCATTTTTCCAACAACAAAACTCAACCGGGTCAACAATAACCATTTCAGCCGGCTCTAAACCTTGTAAATGTATAGAGTCTGTGTCCGCATAACAAAATCGTTCATAGTTAGCTATTGCGTGTCTGATCGTAAAATTGCGTGCGTATGAAGTTATAGCTGAACCTACAGGAATATAACCAACAGTTTTTTCATGCTCCTCATGCAATATGAAACGGACGATTCCATCCTCAGACATATATGGTTCTTTCCATGAACTATCATCTGACATTGCGAACTTGCCATACAAGTTGTTTAGAAAAAGTTTAGCCAGTGTCCGTTTAAAACCTTTACTTTTCTTTTTCATTTCCGCATACGTGTCAATATATTCGTCAAACATCCCCGGACGAGCGTAAAACCACACATGGTCAATAACCTGTAAATCGTACAAGTCATAGGTATCTTGCAACAACAGCCAGTCTGTCTTAGTCAACACAAACTCGTGTAATGTATCGCAGACATTCCCGTCATTATCATAATAATATCTATAATATTGTCCATTATGCCGTATATCTGAGGTGTACAGATTTTCGTTACCTTTATAGTGTGCGTTACCTCGGATATGCAACCACGGAAACGCTCCCGGTTTTAGCCGAAACCGAAACTTACAACGAACAAAATAATAAAAATCATTCTTATTATTCATATGGTCAGGTGGTGCACCTAAGCAATACTGACCACGTCCGTAAGGATAGTAATTCCCGGAAACACTGTGCATCATAGACGGGTACAATGAATTTACATCATATACTTTCCCTAATGTTATAGTTCTGTGTGCGTATCTAGGATTCACGTAGCACCATCCACCGGAATATGATTTGTGTACATATTCCCACATATTGTTATAGCCTGAAAATTCAAAGTGCATGAAATCATCTCGTATATCGGGAAACATTCTGTCGAAATCCTTTTTTGTATAATGAGATCTAAACTCCGACAAACAGCATGAGCCAATCGTTAACTTGTCATGCCCCTCATTAAACATCATTTCGAGAGCTTCTTTCAACACAAGTACATCATTTTTTATATATTCCTCTTCTTCCGGCGTTATATCACAATAGGCTTGCCTGTTGCCTGTGTAGTCCATTTCTAACTTTTGGTGTTTCGTTTTGAATGACTCCCCGATTTCCCTCAAAGATGATGGCATAAGTTTCAAACTATTTCTTATTTCTAATAATGTGTGTGACCATTTTATTTTGATGTAATACCATTGCCCCATAGCTGAGATAGATGTTTTGAATTGCCTACTTCTCATATCAGTGTCTTTCACGTTTGTGTGCGTGTATCCCTCACGGAGCAAAAAATCCACAATGAATGACCCGTCAAAAGAAAGGTTATGGAAGAATAAAACGTTATTTCCTGGCATGCGTAAGAATCTAGTTAGAAAATCACGTATACTGTGTGTGATTGTTACACACTCAGTGTCATCGTATAGTGCAACGTCAGCACCCGCCCATACCTCAGTATAATCTTGCTCATGTCCGAATTGTTCCACCATCTCATCTGTCCAAACGGTTGTTTCAAAGTCACACGCCCAGTAAGTTATTTCTTTCTTTCTTGCCATAACGTCTTCACCATCACATTCACGTGTCTAGTCCTCAATTTCTACACCGTCATACATAGACAGAAAATCTTGATATGCTTCACTGTCCGGCGCTAATTCCATCATACGTGCTATTTCGTTAAAACTATTTAAGATTGACTCTCTTGTTTCATATGGTGGTTCAGGAAATAAATCAGGATGCTGTGAAAAAACATATGCAAAACGCTTACGCGTTTCTTCTGATTTACCGTATATTAATTTGTTAGTCTGCCACTCAACAAACTGAGCAATGTACCAGTAGAATGACTCTCTAACCTGTTGATACCAATTATCTATGAGTTGTTCATAGCTGTCTGATGGTGACAATAATTTATTTGACATTCCCTGAATTGGACTAAATGCTGTATTATTTTCCACTGTGTTAGCCACAGTTTGTAAATCTGCTTTTAATATGTTGACGTTTTTTCTCTGTTGTGCTAGACGTTTCTTTTTGTTTTTAATGGGTTTTAAAATTACACCTGTCTCAACATCGACAATCTCTGATTTTGTTCTAATCTTTTCACCCGTCTGCTGTTTTAATCGATTGATGGACGCTCTTGTAGGTTTTTTGACACGCCCAACAACGTCAACTACATATCCCTGTTTTACCGCTCTATTTACACGCCGGAGATAGTTTTGGTATTCGCGCTTATATTGTTCTTTAATCGTCAACTGTTATCACCAACCCTTTTTTAATAATAACCCATCTAACCGTT